CCTTCCTTGAGTCTCAATTATTTTCTTTTGTTCATCTACTACCATTTTAAGGTCAATGTGCAATGCTTTAAGGAAGTATCCTATTGCTGACATTAGTACTGTGATCACTGTGAATGCTATCTCATTAAATGCCATTACAATATCAGTATTGAGTTGTTATATCCGTTCTCTCTCATCCCTCCACATGGACAGCCACTATGGCACTGCCCTACACAATTACAATCACAAGCATCAATCATAGGTCTAAGGTCAGTATCTCTGTTGGTAGGGTCTGTGAAGCCAGGATACAATGCCTTGTTAGCAATCAAGTACCTAATCAACCGTTGTTCAAAGAATGAAGCCTTCTGTGCAAAGTGCTCCATCCCGAATGCAACCTCTGACCTGCCCACAGATGTGGAGAAGTCACCAGATTGTTGTTGCAATCCTTTGTTCTTAAGCTGATAAGTCAAGCCAAAGACAGCATCCTCTGCTGACCTCCAAGCAATGACTGGCTGTATGAACAGAACAAGGTCCTCTTCATCTACAGTCAAGGTCTGAGCGTTGTATGCAGCAAGCAGATAGTTGTAGTATGTTGTTCCTAAGATAGGCATCACTCTAAGCTGAGCCTGTGTTGCTATGTATGGTGTTACATCAGTCACATCCACATTAGCTGTGATAGGTGTGTTAGTCTTGAGGTAGGTTTCTGTTATAAAGTAGTTCATGGTGCAGGTGTTTCAATAGGTTGTAAGTGTATCAACTCCCTTAACTCATTTTGAGTCATAGATTCAATTATTTTAGCAGCCAGTACAGGATTAACAGAATTAATAATATCAGATATCTTAGATACATTGTCATCTATCTCAACAATAGTCTCATTTATTATCTGGAAGTTGTTGAGCATATACTTACCTGGTATCTTAGCCAGTGCCAACAGTTCGTTTACTATCTCCTCCACCTGGTCTCTCAATGGCATCACTACATTCTTCTCAAATACTACGTATGCCTGCTTGATATCAGCTCCACCGCCAAGTGCTCCTGTGGTCCTTACACCCATAAGTATAGGGTCAATAGTGTGTGAGAAACATATCTGCTCAGTATTGAGTGCAGAGGCTTCATGGAAGAGCTTATCATTGTTGTTGGTAGGCAATGGCTCTATCTTTGGTAGTTGGTCAGCTGAGTTAGCAAAGAATGCCACAGCCTTACCAGCATTAGCTGCACCTTTCAACCTGTCAATAGTGTTCTTGATCATGTGTTTCTCCTCCTCACTCTGTGGTCTCTTAGGAAACATCATAGCAAAGGAAGGGAACACTGAGTTTTGGATGTTACTCTTAGCAAAGTAACTTAGCTCGCCACTCAAAAATGCAAAATTAAGTGCACTTGTATATTGCGGCAAGGAATACCACTCCTGACCCAAGGTCATGATCTCATAAACATACAACTGCTCAGGGTCTCTGTTGGTAGGATGTGCCCTCTTGATAGGTACTACATCAATTCGAGCTGACCAGTCATCACACATGAAGTATGTTATCTTATCTCTGGCAACTCTGACCTTCTCAGGTGATACATTCTCTATCCTGTACAGCTCACCCTTCTCATTATAGCATAACTTAAAGTAAACTCTATGGTGAACAATCAACTGTTGAGCTATAGCCTTGCTGGTCTTGTTGAGCTTCATCTTTTTTTCAAAGGTGTACAGCTTCAACTTATCCTCATTCGACATCTTAGCAGTCTCAAGAGTGTACCCACCTCCTACTACTGCATTGGTCTTGAAGTCCACAATAGCACCATGTAGTGGTGATGTGTAGTAAAGTTGGTTAAGTAGCTCTGGGAACATATTATCTTGACCAAATGGTATGTATCCAGCTATCTGATATCTACCATTGACATAAGGCAATGATAAGTTGGCACTTCCCACATTTCCAAATGGTGTGCTAAAGGATTGATATCCTTCAACTACTTCTGTTGTTGCTTGAGGCTTAGAGCCTACGAATCTACTATACCATGCCATTAGTCATATATTGAATTAATTTGTACACCTGCTACTACCATCCTGCCCTCTTCTATCATGGTCAAGCCAGTAGGGTCTAAGGTAGGCACTGAGCTCTCATACACTCTGTATCTATACTGACCTTTGATAAAGTCAATATCTGTCGGCTCATCAAGTGTAAATAGGTTAAATCTTGAAGGATATGCAGAAGTATCTGTACCTTCCCAATAGATAAGGGTGGCAGTAGTGTTGAACTCATCTTGAAACTCAAACAAATAGTAAGGGTTTGGGATGGTTGTCACCTCTGTTAAGGTCAGTACAAATATATTAACAGTGTCTTTTTCAAGATATATCATACCTATATTGTACTACGTAATTAAAATAATTAAAAAAGCCCCACCGAGATGAGGCTGTTCATAGATATGATAGGGTTATAGTAAGGCAGTTAACACAGCAGGCAACATTGTATAAGCCAACTGGTCATTCTCCGCAAGAAGAGTGACACTGTACTTAGAACCATCTGCACGAGCTGTTCCAGAACCTTCACCAGATGCAGTCAACTGCAAGTAAGGGAAGAACCAAAGGATGCCGTTCTGATCCTCAACTACAGCAGATAAGTACTGCTGTCCAGAGCCTAATACTTTAATAGCGTTTGACTTAGCTGCCTCTCTTCTGTGGAACATTAAAGAGATAGTCTGAGTTACAAAACTTGAGCCATTGATTAAGTCAATATTGCTCTCCTCTGTATATCCAGATGTATTACGTCTGAACTCAAACTCAATGAATGGGTCAGCTGCAACTACTAAGTCAAGCGCATCAATAGTATAGGCATCACCAGGATTTACAACAGGACTAATTGTTGCCAATGTATCCATGTCTACATTATCCTGTAGATTGATATAAATTCTTTTTATACCACCGCTGTTGTTGTCACAGCTTTTTTCGATGGTCAATAATGCTTCGCACATATTATTATATATTTTAAAGGTTATAAAATAGGGAGGCAATTACTACCTCCCATTATATTTAGATGTAGAATGAATTATACAAAACTATCTCAGTAGGGTTTGTGTAATGGAAACCTACCTTCATGTTAGCACGAGTTCTCAATACAGGCTCAGCAGTAGTATCAGATAAGTTGATAGCTTTCAATGCTTTAGAGTCTCCTTCAGCATCGAAACTGTATATAAGATTGTTTTTCAATGTCAACACCATAGTGTTATCTGGCATCCCTTCACAAGTCACTACATTGATACCTAAGAAAGTCAATCCTAATGGTAAAGTAACATAAGTTTGAGTGTTACCAGTTGCTGCTTTCAACTCATATGCGTTAGCTACATTTGTTGACACATAAAATCTTAAGTCAGCTTTGCGTCTTACTATTGCAGCAGGAGCATTATTAAGCATAGCCTCTAATTGAGTCAATACATTTGATGTAGTGATAGCTCCATCATATAAACCTACAACATCTGCATCATAGAACATCTTGAATAAGTATCCAGTACACAAAGACAATAATGGATCCTCAGATGCATCATTACCTTGCCATCTTAACAACTCAATATCTTGACCAATAGTCATTGCCATCTCATTCCAGTAGTATGCCATGAAAGATGCAACAGTGAAATCACCATTAGATCCTTTTGTCATTTGCAAAGCTAAGAAAGACTGCTCTAAGTCAAACTGACAAAGCTCAGCCATTGCAGACAATGAACATACATCAATGTCAATAGCATCTAACAAGTCAGTACTTGGTTGGAAAGAACAGTTGTAAGGTTGCAATACCTGACCAAATACTACATTGGCTAATTTTGTTTTTGACTTTACACCTGGTAAAGTTCTAAAGTTGTTAGGAATATCTGGACTTGATAAATAAGCCTTAGAATAAAACTCCTCTGGGTTCGCAGCTAAGAGTGCGTTTGTCTCAACATCTAAGTTGAATTTTAGGTTACGGTTCATGGTTATTTTGTTTTTGAAAATTTTACGTATTCTTTGAATTTCTCATGTGAAGTCAGCTCCACATTTTCTGTTTCTGTTTCAGTCTCAACAGCAAGACTTTCCTCAAGTTGGTTCTTTAAGTCAGCAATCATTCTAATCACTGCATTCATGTGCTCCTCAAGAATTGGTGCTACGATAGCAAGGATAGCTTCTGTATCAACCGCTGGGTCAATAGCCATCTCCTCCTGTACTGGTGCATCAGCCTCAGCATCTTCTGCTTCTGCTTCTGGGTTTTCTGCTGCTGCTTCAGCTTCTTCTTCTGCCACTGGATCAGCAGCCATTTCTTCCTCTGCTGGTGCAGGCATTTCCTTGATCTCAATAACTTCTCCGTCTTTAACAACGTAGATTTTATCCTCAATCATGTGTTCTCCATCTGGTAACTTCATTGTATTTAGTTTTAATTGTTCCGATAATTTCATACCTAAGAAGCCCTCAACAGAGTAACCTACTTGACCAGACTCAACCAGTGTATCATAGTATTCTCTATCGGTGATCTGGCTTGTTAACATCAATGTTCCCTTAGGTACTTCAATGCCGTATGTTGTGAATGCTTTGTCAGTCTCTGGACTGTCTACTATCCAAGCCTCAAGGATGTATGCAGGAACTTTCTCATCTTCATCATGTTCAAGATTAAAGATGTCCTTGTTCTGTAGGTTGAGCATGAACTTAGCGTGTATCTGCTCAATCACTTCTGCTGAGAACTGCACATCATACTCTTCACCATCCTCATCTTGTCTATAGATGTTCATAGGTATCATGGCAGGAGCTACTATTCGCATCTTAACTGAGTCACTGAATGTCATAGGAGCAACAGCATGAGAATTGAATGCCAGCCCTTTGACCTTAATGGCAGGCTTGTTTGTGAAGGCTATCATTTCCACACCAAGGTCCTGTCCATCAGAGTAAGCCTCATCAATAGTAATTTTGTATACTGGTCTGTCCATGCCTATATTGTAAAAAGTATTATATTTGTTAAAAATCAAGATTATGGTAACAATTTTAGGGAAAGAAGTACCCAACCAACTACATGAGTTAACGGTCCAGCAGTTCGAGGACATAACAACAATCCATGCTAATCAAGAACTGGATACTATTGAGAAACACATTGACGTGTTCAATCTGTTAGGTGTGCCGGAGGCTGACTGGGATGATGTATCTATTGAGGAGTTCAAAGAATGTGTTAAAAATTTCAACAACCTTAGTGGAAAGCCAGAGCTCATCAACTCATTTGAGCACATGAACTACACTTACACCGCCTTTGATGAGACCTTCAAGTTGTCAGTTAGAGATACTAAGCACATTGATAAGGTGATGCACTCAAGACATAAGGGATATGTATCAGAGATGCTTGCCATCCTGTTCAAGCGTACTGACCTCACTAAGACTGAGCACTATACAGATGCACACATCAAGCTCAAGGCAAAGATTATCAGAGAGCTCAAGGCAGAACTTGCCCTCCCTTACTTAGTTGAGATAGGTCAAAAGTTATCCAAGCAAATGCCAAAGGATGAACCTGCCCAAGTCGTGGAATGAGATAGATGTAATACAGTTCAAAGAGATTAGAGAACTGTATGCTATTGAGGAAGTGTTCACCAGGGAGATAGAGATACTTGCTGCCCTGGCTGACATACCATCTGATGACTTAGAGGACCTTGACATAAGTGAGGTGAGTGATATGCTCAAAGATATTACCTTCATCAACTCTGAGCCCTCTAAGAACTACAAGCACGTAATTGGTGAGTACCACTACAAGCCATTGAACACCTTAACCGTTGGTGAGTTCATTGACCTTGAGCACTACTTTGCCAAGGACTACAATCAGCACGTTGGTCACATTGCATCTATCCTGTACAGGAAGGTGATGGTCAACCAGTGGGGTGAGACAGTGTGGGAGCCATATACCTATAAGCCAAGTATAAGGTATAGTGTGTTTGATGATGTGTGTATCAATGATGTGTATGGCATCCTACCAGAGTACCTTGCCTACAGAGACTCATTCATGACAACCTATGCTAACCTGTTCACAGATGAGGATGGTAGTGATGAGGAAGAGGATGAACGTCCTGCAACATCTGATGAGGCAAAGGAGATAGCACTAAGGAAGAGTGAGAAGAAGTGGGGGTGGGAGAGGCTTATCTACAGCCTATGCAATGAGGACCTAACTAAGTTCCATGAGG